TGCTCGTCCAGCCGGTGGTGGTGATGTCGTCGGCGGGCTTGATTTCGACGAGCGTGACAGCCGTCTCGCTCGTCCACTCGACCTCTAGGGCCAGCCCCGTCAGCCGCGCCTCTGCCCCGGTAGCACCATTGCCGTGGAACCGGGCACGCAGGGCGTTGACATCGGCCCGCGTCCACGCGCTCGCGTCCGATGGCACGTCTGGGATGACATCGACTGTGCGCCAGCCGCCAGCGGTAGACAGCGCACCGGGATTGGTCATCGTGTCCCACGTCGAGCCGTTGTCGCTGATGTCGAGGTCGCCCGGAGTCGGCGTGCCGGTGGCGGCGTCGTAGGCGTGCGTTATCTGCACCCCACGCGGGGTGTCGTAGGTGGCCTCGTCCTCGAAGACAACTTCCACGTATTCGGAGGTGATGGCTCCAGTCTGGGACTCCACATGGTCTGTCTCGGCGTCCATGTCAGGCGTGTCTAGGTCCTGCCATACGTCGGTGTCAGCGTCCGCGATGTTGCCGCCGACATTCGTGAAGTCTCCGGTGGTGCCGATGTTGTGGGAGCCGTCGCTGGTCGGGTCCAACCGGGTGACGAAGCCGTCTACGCCGTTGGTCGAAACGTCATCGTAGTGCTCGCCCTCGGTGCTGCCGAAGCCGATGACGATGTCGTCCAGGTAGAGCACGTCGCCTGCTGTGGCACCGTCAATGCCCACGAATGCGTCCACTATAGTCGGCGTCGTGGCGTCAGCCACAGACTCGCTCGTGGTCCATCCGCCCGCCTCGGACCACACGCGCCACTTGCCGCCGACGCCCTGCTGAGACTGCATCTCGATGCCGTACCACGTGTCCACGCTGGCCGTGAAATTGTTGGTCGTGGACAGGCTGCCGTCGAATGTTTCCATCCGTATCTCACCGCTTGTCGTGACTCCAATTTCAAGACGCGGTGCACCAGACGCGGCGAAATAGAAAATGCGGTGTGTCGCAGTCGGTGAGACATCGGGAAGATAGAAATAGAACCGCGTGTAGGCGATGTTCTGGGCGGTGGCGAACCCCTCGTGCCGGTAGTACGAATCACCCGCGCTGTCGGCCACGAACTTATGGGATGCGCCGCCCGTGCGGACAATCGTAGTCTCGATGGACATCCCGCCAAGAGTCGATTTGTCTTTCCAGTGCTGGTCGTTGTCAACACCAACGCCAGTAGCATCGGTAATCTGGCACTCAGCGCCGCATACCAGTGTCAGGGTCATCTATGCCACCTTATATAGGACCAGTGCCGTAAACGCATACACGGCACTGGCCCCTCTATTCATTACTTAGGTAGTGAGGATGCCGCCGGAAGCCATGACGACTGTAACATCAGCGCCGTTGGGCGTAAGGGGTAGACCCGTGAGAGTGTCCCACGCGCAAATCATGTCGGACGTGGCTTCCGTACCAGTGTCCTTGAACATCACCAACCACTCGCACTCATCTCCGGTAAGAGACGTGAACACAAGGTCAGCGGCATCAAAGACGCCCTCTGCCTGTGGCGAGCCGATGGTGGGGGTGCTAAGAGTGGGAGACGTAGCGAACGAAGGCTCCGGAGTACCAATAAGGTCATCGAAGAAATCATCAGTGACGAGAGGAACATCATCCGTCGCGTCAATGAAAATCATGTTGATGGAATCGGTATCAAGGTCCACTCTCGTAGCGTGTTCCCCAAGAATACCATTTCGGAAACTGTTGTGTACAAAGTTTGCCATGTCTACTCCTTGTTGGCGTCCTGCGCCTGTAGTTGACCCAGCAACTTAGCACGCTGTTCAGCGTCCAGTCCAACAAGGGCCGCGTCAAGTTTTGCCGTCGAAGCACGAAGGTTCAACTCATCTCGAACGGCGCGTCCAGCAGCCTTAAAAGGCTTCTCGGCTTCACCGCGAGCGACAGAAATGTTCTGTTGCTCTGTAATTAGTTCATCTACGGTCAACTTACCGAGATTGGTCATTACTACTCCTGTACTATGGGTTGAAGAATTGGGGCTGGCTTCGCTAATGCAAGTCGTTGAGCCGGTGGCTTAAGGACTTCGTTAGCGACAGAGAAGCCTCCCATCGCTGGTATCTGTTTCATGCGCTCTACGATTTCTGTGCTAACAATGGCAGAACCATTATCATCCAACTTCAGATGATACGTCTTATAGATGTGCTCCTTACCGCAGAAACCACAATTGACCGGAGCAACATAAGGGCGCCTACCGTCCATCAACGTAAATGTCACGTTACGTTCAGTAGGATGCTGGACGCGAATCCCGGCAGCCATTATCGAGTTACCCCCAATGAAAGTAATACACGTGCAACAGTCGCCGCACTATCTATATTAAACCTCAAAACGTCTCCCTTTGTCAAGGCCGTAGTCCACCCCGTAAGCGTAGAGTCAACCGACTTGATTGCGGTACTCAACGTTGGCACAGCAGATGCGGTGATGGTATCGGCATCAGTGGGTGGATAGTTGGCATAAGTATCATACCAGATGTCCACCACGATGTCACCGCTAACATCAGCAAGAAGGGTCACATCAGTAATCGTACAGTCGAAGGGGACCACCACGTCCAACTGGTCAGACGCCGTAGGGGTGTCAAGGATGACAGCGATAACGGAATCGTCAACCACATCACGAGGGTCGAGCCAATCGGCCCATGCAGAAACACCATCAGACTTGTAGAGGACTCCATGGTCGGTACACGCGTACAACGCGTCAACCGCCGTAGCACTCGCAGCGGGGCGTGAAGCATGGTCACCCGCTCCAAGTATATGGTCGGTCCACCGTGATACAGGCATTACTCGTAAAACTCCGTCATAACTAGTTGGTCATCATCATCCCAGACAAATTCCGGGTCACCAGCGGCTTCTGTTGTTGTTAATGGTACCATACGGGTACGTGCAGGCACAATGGTAGAGCCCTCGATATATACAGGGCGGGTTGTATCGTGACTAAGGACCGGAGTGGTCAATCCAGCACCGGGCACGGCACGTCCAGTCATCTCTGTATGACGTCCGACAATAGCCAATTCCATGGGGGAGGGTGCCGTACAAGTAACGCCGGGTAGCGTCACCACAAGACGCTTCTGGACTAGATGAGCAAAGATATCACCGGGGCCAGTGATAGTGACTCCGGGCAAGGTCACCGTCAAGCCGACGTGGAATGAAACTTCCGACTCGTAGAAAACTACGTGATGGTACCAACTCCAGAACTGACCGCCAGTGGTGGAGACTTGAGCCTGCACAGCGGCATCATCGGCGCCCAACTGGTACCCGGCACCATGCGTAGCACCCGCATCGATGATGGCAGTGGTGCCACCGGGATACGCCGCAACACCATTGCGCTGGTAATGATGCAAGATAATCAATTGGTTAGCACCAGCCACGGGTACAGACGCGTCAGCGTTGACCGTGATTGTCTCAGTAATGGGACCAAGGCCACCCTCGTTGTCAACGTGCCCGCTGTTGGTACGCAACGCAGGAGTCGTGGCAGAGAAGTAAGTGGGAGCAACATCGCCACCAGAGAAGAACGGGTGGGTCAAGGTGTCATCGGTACGACCGGAGATATCGTCAGACCACCACATAGACCCAGCACTCTGAACACCACCAGCCGTAAAGGCATGGAGATTCGTCAGGCTAACCCCGCCGATATCCAAAGACGAACCTGAAGTGATGGTGTTAGTGGCAGCCCCATAGATAATCAGGCAGACAGCGGTAGTGGAAGCCGGAATCGTTAGGGCTGTAGTAGTGCCAGAAGAACTGATGTCCTGAACACCAGTAACCGCGATAGCCATTATGCAGAGCCGATAGTCGCAATCCCGGCTGCGTTGATGACCACGTTAAACGGACCGCCGCTCAACGTGAAAGGACCGATAGTCTCGGAGAACCAAGGCACATTATTCGCATCGGTACCATCAACATAGCGGTAGAATACGATACCAGTGACATCGCGCGTGGACACTTGAATCACATCGCCGCCCCCATCCATATCACCATCGTCACCATCAATCGCGAGTACGTCAGTGGTCGAATTATACGCAACGGCATGAGAAACAACATCATATTCGGCGTAGCCAACACCGTCACATTCATCAATAGTGGTGAAGTCAGACATGGTTTGAGCATCCTCTTCCGTGTCTGTAGTCGTATTCGACATCACCAAGATGGCACGCAAGTCAGACGCAGCGATAACCGTCCCACCCATGATGTCATCATAAAAGCCTTGATAAACCGTCTGTACCATTCTTAATCTCCGCTTGGGTTTAAGTCTGCGCGATAGCGAGCCACCATCACAGCGTTGTTATCGGCGGCTACTCCATCCACTGCCATGAATGTACCCCTAGTATAGTCTATCGGGACGGTTCTGACATGGTGGCCATCCACAAAAAACCAAAGAGAGCCGGGTTTGTACGATTGGGAGGTAGCAAACACATTCGTCTCCCCATCGCCCTGCCCAAGACGCTCCTGCACCCACTCACAATCTTCGCCAGAACCACAGAACCAGATGGCATCCACGGCCACCGTTTGGGCCGCGCCCGTCTGGTTGCCAGCCGACATGGCCACTTCCAAATAGTTACGCGACGAAGGGGACTCCGCATCATCGCCTACCGCAACTTCCACATCGTAGACCGCAGGCTCACCGCTCCCGTAAGAACCAGCCTCGGCCCACATCCGCCCGCGTAGGTACTCGGGATTACGGGCATCCATCGACACCCACATCCACACAGCCTCGGTGATATCCTTTTCCGTCTCGACTGACACCCCGGTGTTCGTCACCGACAGACCCTGAGCGTGCGACGTATCACCCAGCCAGACGGTCACCGTATGCAGGTCCCGGCCAGTGTGCCATGCGAACGACAGATACCGCGACCCAGACTCGGTAACATCCCCGGCGGTCGTCAACTTGAACCGGGCCTTCATGCGTACCCCGCGATTCAGGGTCCACGGTTCGCCGTACGGGTCATCATCGCTATCGTCAGGACTGTACTCGCTCGTACCCAACATCGTGGCCACCAGCGTCTCCTGTGAACCAGCCGCCACGGTCAGATACAGGCTCTCCCCATCCAGCCCCAGTGTCCCACCAGAGAAAGACACGTTCCACGGCAGGTTACCATCCCACCACGCGTCGGTCACATCGCTGCTCAGGGCACCGCCCCAACTCTCCGACCCGGCGTCCCACGTCTGCCACGTAGCGGACTCAGAAATGGGACTCAACACGCCCTTGGCGCTACCAGAGTCGCCACCCATCCACGGCCACGTGAAGCCACAAATGATTTCGCCTAGATTGGCCTGCCAAGCCGGAACATAACCGACCCACAGGCTCTCCCCCTCAGCGGGAATAAGGGAACCCGGCACGAAGACCGTAGTGGAGACACCGGAGGGACAGTGGCCCACAATCGTGCCATCTCGAATGCCAGTGGGCGTGTCAGACTTGACCACCACGTTCGCGCCCGCACTGTGCCCGGTGAAAGTCACAGCGCCTAGAATGATACCAGCCATCGAGCCGGGGTGCGCAGGCACGGTGTACTGGAACCAATTCGACTGCTCGAACCAGCCCCAGAAGGTGAAGTCCTTGCCGGTGCAGCCCCAGCCGGGGTTGTCGGGATAGGCGATGGCCCCGCCGCCGCCCAGCGAAGAGTCAACGCTGTGGTTGTAGACCGGCGTATCCACCACCATATAGAAGGGAGTATCGTGACGCTCGCGGGCCTCCCACTGCACCGCAGCAGACCACGCATCACCAGCCGAGTACGTGCCCGTGGCATACGTCCGTGAGAAGTCGTCTAACAGGTAGCACTTGGTATCCGCAAAAGGCTCACAAGGCTGGTCGAGAGACAGCACGCCATCTTCAGGGTTGGCCATGCTATCGAAATTAGCACCGGCAATCAGCGTCCCTTCTGGCGTCCCCGAAACATCGTCCTCGGGGAACTCCGGGTGACGAATGCGCACATACTGCTCAGCCGTGCCAACGCCGGTATGCACGGACTTCTTGCGATGCAACTGGTTCTTGGGATTGCTAACCATAGTGACGATACTTCTTGCTAATCTTGCTATGACGCTTACGCCGGAACGAACTCCGGTACTGAGGCGTGGTAGCCCGGTTCCGGTTGGCCGTACGCAGACCCGCTAGGTGGTCAATACCAGTACCACCCTCGTAGAAGGGGATACCCTTGGTCGTACGACCGAAGTTGCGAGGCCGGTTGTTGTGAGAGCCGTAACCAGACTTCTGGCCGAAGCGGTCCTTCTTGGAGTGCCACGGAGCATGTCCACCCTGCGGATGCTCCTTGCTCTTGGGCCACGTATCGCCCGTGCCCCCGACCATGCGGTCTGCCCAGCCACGACCCGGACCCTTGGCGCCCTTGACATCGCTAGGTGGCGCGTAGAACTCAGGCACCGAGTCCATGAGTTCGACAAGACGAGCCTCGATGTCATAGTCCCACCAGTAGATAGGCCGCCAGCCAGCCGTCTGGATGATAGCGAACCGCAGGGCTTCCTTCTCAGGCACACCCGGCATGGTATGGAAGTAGGCGCCCTGTACCTCCAGCCAAATCTTGAACTGGGGGAACAGGAAGTCAGCCTCCCACTTGGAGGGGTCGGAGGTCGCCACTTGCTTAAGGTTGCCCCACTTGATGTCGTTAGTTTGTGGCGTGTGCTCGAAGTAGATACCACGACGCACCAGTTCCTTCATCACCATCTTCTCAGGGACAGAGCCCTGAATAAAGAAGTAGGGGTCGTAGAACTTGGGTGTATAGAAGCGCTGGGGCTTCTGTTCATCCCGTGGAACTCGCTGACCGGGGCCACGGAAATACGTGCGTGGCATGGCTTACTCGTCCGCGACTTCGAGCATGCTCACGCGAAGATAGGCTTCCTTCGGCTCGCCCGCCACGCCCGGAATATGGAAGTCCTCCACGTAATCCCAGACCATCGCATCCCACGACACGCCGTCACGGTCGATGAAGGTGACAATCTTCTGGTCACGGGCGTACGCAGAGATAGTGTTCAACTGAGTTTCGATGTTCTGCGTGTCATCCGTGTCATCCAGCAACTCCACCTGATTCGCAACCACGATGGTCAGGTCCCAGACCCAGTTGGGCTCAGGTTCTGGGAGATACCAGAACGTGACGCTGCGGATAGTCGGAGTCTCCGTCCCAGTCGTGCTATTCAGCACCACGCGATACTGCATCCTCGGAGACAGCACCTCGGAATTCTCCGTGCTCATATACCACTTGCGCAAGAAGTCCTTCTTGGTATGGTAGGCCGTGCCACTCTGGCTAGACGCGGCGTTGGCGGTAGCAGTTAACTGAGTGTCGGAATCGACTGACAAGACGCTTAACACCTCGCCTTGGATATTCAGTTCGTCGCCGGGGTGTACCTCGGACGTGAAATCGGTGGTGGTTCCCGTAATGGTAGCGGTGCTGATAGTCGTCGCGAGCGTGCCGGTCAGGGTACGCTGAACTGTGCCTAGTTCCGTCCACGTTCCCCCTTTATCGATAGAGTATTGCAGCGTAGCCGAAGAGTTATTGCTGGGCAAGAAGACTTCCAGTTGCCCGAACCGCCACAACTTTTGAAGTCCGGGTGTCCCGCCATCATAGATACTGGACACAAGGAACCCGTTGTTAGCACTCCCAGTGGCAGCGGTAGTCGTCGTGTCATAGTTCACCGTCCCCGTGATGTAGTCACGGTACTGCACGGTTGTAATAAAGTTGCCAGACCCCCTCACGGCAACGTGCATATACCCACGATAGTAGATGCAATCATCCACAATCCAGTCTTCGCCAGTGCCGCTGGCATCGGGATACGTCACAGTATCCTTGTTGGTCGCCCAGATAGAATGCGCATCCTCAATGGGGTCATAGATAGCCACGCCGAACCCACCAAGGTCCGTGCCCGCAGCGTTCTTGTTCATAGACCAGAGGGCACTAGCACCGTAGTACATTTTTCGGTCGTACTCGGTAAACTGACCGATGTTAGTCGAGCGGTCCAGTTCGCCCCACCGCTTCAACTGCGTCACAGCCGAGCCGGTCATCTGATAGATGGCACCGATGCCCAGTTTGGCATCGTCATTGAACTCGTACGTGCCGATGAACAACCGGCCATCGAATGAGCGCAGGGACACAACCTCGGTCCCGCCATCCCAAGACCACAGGTCGAATGAGTTGTTGCCATCCGTGCGATGGATATGCCCATTGCGGCTACCCATATACAGGAAGCCCAGATGCGTCTCCATAGCCACAATCGAGCCGCCGCCCTGTGGGTCATAGAACTCCGTCTTGCCATCAATCTTCCAGTTCCACTTGCGCCGATAGATGGTGCGGCCATACGCCACGTACAGGCGCTGGCGGTACCGCATCATAGCAGTCACGCCGTTGTCCTCGCCCTTAGGCGGGTTGCGGTTCGTCATCGCGCCAGTGCCAGTATCCGGATTGGCCTTCGACTTAATCTTGCCATTCGTAAACCCAATCGCCAACTCACCAGAATGAGCCACGATACAGGTCGCCTGAATGCCAGTAAACGTACGCTGCAACGACCACGTATTCGTAGAGTGCGCGTACTTCCAAAGATGAGAGTCTCCCGAATCGGGGGTCGTGATGCAATACAACCGCTTAGCCCCACTCGGCTTGCGGTACACGATAAACCGGCGCGGCTGGTTACGCGAGGTAGAGTTCAGGTTGCCACCGTTCGCCACGCGCGTTATGTCACGGGACAGGCTCATCTGCTCGTGCAGAGTACTGTCAACGCCTACCCCAGAATCGAACATGGAGTCATCGACCCACTTGTCGGCACCGAGCCCACCAGCCCAACAGTGCTGGTTCCACACCTGCCACACGGACAGGTCATTCCAGTCCGGGTCACCAGATGCAATGCGGGCACCACGAAGCGGGGCGAACCGCTTACGGTAGCCCCCCGGCATCAACTGACAGAAGATGGTCCCAATCTTGACTTGGTGGGTAGTGCCGACACCAGCCATGTGCTAGTACCTCGAAACTGGCAGTGGCATCTTCCACTCGTCCACCCGACGCTCGAACTCATCGAGCCAGTAGGCAGAGACGGCTAGGTGCTCCTGTGGGTTGGCCGCACGGTTCTGTTGCTGAACGCTCAGGCGACCGTAGTCCATACGGTTGTCCAACGGGAAAGCAGAGATACGCGACATGGCGTAGAGGGCTGGACCCTCTGCTGTATAGTCCGGACCCGTGTAGGCTTCTGTCTGGGCGGCGGTGTAGTTCGCAGAGGCGAACGCGGTCAACGGGAGAGCCGTGGTATACCTGATGACCCCCGTGTCTCCCCACGTACTACCGGGGTCCCATTTGAGAACAAGGATATTGGCCCCAGCCGCAGCGTGCTTGATTTCGTAGTCATCAAAATCCATCATGTAGAAGAAATCCGTGTCGGACACCTTGGACTTCTCAATAGTGAGCATCCGCCCGCCGCGCACAGCAGCAGGCAGGGTGTACTCATACGTGTCATCGGTGAACGTCTGGGTTGCGTCGGAAACAATCTGATGAATGCGCGGCCACATGGCCCGCATCCCAGCGTTCAGGTAAACTTGCTTCCGAAGGAAGGAAACCTGCGAGTCGTCGGAGTCTTCCAACAGGTCACGCAGTTCATCAATCATCTCACTGTTGTAGGTCGTCATCGTACCTCTCAGTATACCCCAACTAGCCAAGCCATGTAAGGGCAATACCAGCGAGAATCAGCATCCCCAAACCGGCACCCCATTGGTGCAGACGGTCCATCGAGTCTAACCGGTGCTCGATAGCGGGTTGTCGATTGATGAGGTCATCGACCTTCTTGTCTATGACCCTCACATCTTCCCTCAGTTCCAGAAGCAATTCCTTTGTTGTCAGTCCATTCGGGCTGGCATTAACCATGTCACTCCTAGATAACGGCAGCATCCCTCAGGATGTTCGCCACGTCCTCGGGAACGTACACATCTTCGCCTGCCTGAATACGGAAAGCGTAGCCGTTGATTTGCACCCACTGCTCGCCCTCATCCGGACGAATCCGAATCTTTTCCTTGGGCTGGTTCTTGAAGTATTCGCGCATCCGAGCCACACGGGAACTCTGCTCCATGACACCGACCGGAGGGGAAGTTCGCGGCTTAGCCACAATTTCCTCTGGCGCGATAGCATCAATCTTGGTCGCTGACATTCTGTACCTCTAATTGGTGGAGGGGGTGGGAAGACCCCACCCCCTTAGCACTTACGAAGTGCTGACCGCACACTCATAGCGGAGCATGAACGCTTGCTGGAGAATCTTCGTTCCGAAGGTAACCTTCCAGCCCATTGTTTGCTGCTGATTCAGTGGGTCGCTAGTACCCGCCGAGCCCAGAGGCTTGTAAATGGTCTGTAGGTTATGACCGGACAGTTCGACCGAGCCGAACGCGTCCTGACCAAACACCAAAGCGGTGTAAACGTCAATCGAGCCAGCGCCACCAGCGGTGAACACCTTAGCGACATCAGTCACCCAGAACTTGAAGCCGTAAATCTCGCCCACAGAACCGTCAACGATTCGGTTGGTCTGATTGTACAACTGGAGTTCTCGCCACTCAGTCGTAGCCTGAATATCGAACATAACTCGCGGGTGAGTAATCACCTGCCAGAAGCCGCCAATCTTGCGAGCGCGGTTCAGTTCGAGCGTAAGGCTAATGAGTCGGAGGTCCGCGAGGGAGCCGCCGGTCTGAGTCGAGCCCGCGCCGTCCATCGCAGAGAAGTCATCATTCGCAGCAACCGCAGCGCGGTTCGCAGCCTGATTCGCATACTCCACTGTGGTACCGGCGACCAGAACATCGCGAACAAGTTCATCGATGGTCTGAGCGGCCTGCTCAGCGAGAATCTTGGTAGTCTCTGCCAAGATAGGGTCGATAGCGACCACGGACACGAGGTCCGAGAAACCAACCGCGTCACCATACTGGGCGACTGTGCCAGTAATAGCGGTGACCGTCAGGTCCTTGAGGTCGGTGTAGAGAGAACCTTCGACCAGCGCTGTAGTCGCAGTGCTTAGAGCACTGAACTTACGCCACTCGATGATACGACCACCATTGGCCGGAATCCTCTTGGTCTGGCCCCAACGTCCATGCAGGAGATTGGGGACCGTGCGCTCAAGTAGCATCCGGTCATAGAAGGTCTTCATCTCATCAGATAGACCGGCAGAGCCGGTAGTCTGTAGAGCCATTAGGTTTTACCTTTGTCTATAGGGCTTAGCCCCGAAGGGCTTCTTCAACGATTGCGTCGAACTCCTTGGTGTCCATCGCGTTGAAGTCCTTGCGGCCCATTGCCGCCGAAGCCTTAGGTGCGGGGTCGAAACCGTGTTCCTTCAACACTGAATCGCGCACTGTGCCTTCGAGAGTTTCAACAAACTCGGACAGAGACTTGGCCGAAGCCGTCATCTCAGCGGGAGTATCTCCGCTAATGAGGGTAGGGTCGATGCCGAAAGCCTTGAACTTGGGATTAGACTCGTACAAAGTCTCCCGCGTTCGCGACTGTGCCGCAACAATCCACTCTTGCACCTGAGGTGGCACCTCGGTGCTTCCCGCACTCTTCGCAGAAGCGGCCTTCATCTTGTCAACTTCCTTCTGAGCCTTGTTCGCACGAGCAGTTTCCTTATCGCGCTCACTCTGCATCTTCCGAAGGTCGTCCCCAGACTGTGTATCCTCCGATGACTTGCTCGACTCCGCTGCGCCTGAGTCTTGCTTACCATCATCCGTGGTGCCCTTGTCTTGGGTACCCTTGTCGTCTCCACTGTCCTGATTCTCGAAGTCATCCGTGTCTGGCATTCCAAACTCCACTGTTGCCCAGCGGGGATTTCCTCGCCGGTTCGATTGGCCGGGGCTGGTACGCAGTCAGCGCGAAGGTTCCCCTCCGGTGCTGTACTAGCAGGTGCCCGCGCCGCGAATCTCTCCGGGTTTGGACATCACCTCTCGTCCCGTATGAAGGCTATACGCCGTTACAAACACTATGTTAGTACATCGTATAGACAGTTGTCTAGTCTTAGACACAAGAAAAGACCCCTAGACTCTAATCTAGGGGCCTTTTACCCTACGGGCGAAACCGCAGGGGCTGTATTTAGGCGAGAAGGGCGTATGTGACCGAATAGGTCGTGCTATCGGCGTCACCAACAGCCACGTTAACCCGGAACTCGCTGGGAACATTGTCCTTCGCAATCAGGTTGGCCGACGCCGTAAGGCGAGGGTCTACCCGAAGGTGAACATCTCCAACTGCCGTGAGCGCAGCACTAGCAAGCACCGTGTACCACGGACCCTCAGGGCCAGTACGACCCTGAATGGTGAAGGTTAGGGTGGCCGTAGCCACCTCAACCGTCCAATCGATGTAGACATGGAGGGCGTTAGCCCCCCAGTCATTCGTAATGACCGCTCCGGTCTGGAGGGTCGTACGCGCTTCACTGTCGTACAGAGTACCAGACTTGATACGGGAGGTCATTAGGCAGCCGCCTCAATCGCAGCGAGCGTAGTCGTTGTGATATCGAAGCCAAGCCACTTGGTCGCTGAAATGCAAACCAAGACAGCAAGACTGTCTGCCGGAATCGCTGACTCCACAGAGGCTCCAGTTCCGCCGCTGATAGCGACAGAAGCAGGGGTATCCGAGCGAAGTTCAAAGCCATTCGCGCCAACATACAAGACCACAATCGTACCCGGCGTTGGAGTCGGGAGGACAATGATGTTGTTAGCACCAGCCGAAGTGACCGCGACTACCTGAAGCGAACCGGAATCCGCGATAGTGCCCGTAGTCAGACCATCAGAGGTCGCCGTACGCGCCACAGGCGCATACGTAGAAGCCGTCAAGTCTGCAATAGTAGCACCAGCAGTAGCAACCACCGTGGCAGCAGTCAAACTACCAAAGGCCGTAACGTCCTTGCTTGCATCTACGACCACAGCCTTGCTGGCCGTGACCGTACCGTCCGTGACCCCATCGAGGTCATTGAGTTCACCAGCCGAAGCAGTAACACCCGAAGGCGTACTCTGCATCGTAGAAGGAATGTTTGACGTATTTCCGTATGCCATGTTTCCCTCCTAGTCTTAAGTGGCGGTGAATGTAACGGGGTCCATCTCAGGAACACCGTACACGATGTACGTATACACGCGACCCGTAGTAGCAACAGTACCAACCGTCACCAACTGGAACTTGACGAAGCGGTCAACGATGTCCACTTGGTCAATCATCGCATCCTGAGTCGCCACGACGCCAGCCATGTTGCCATGCTTGCCGCCTGCGAAGTTCAGGGAAATAGACTCGCCATGCACGAGGTCTGTAGCCTTAACGTTGACAGCATCGAAGATGTCGTCCACGTCAATAACCGTATCAATAACACCTGAATCGACAGACCACGTACCGACATCCAAGACAGCAGATGTGCCCGCACCGAACACAACGTTCGTGAAGCAAATCACGTCAAGGATAACAGCATACGCTGGAATGAACACATCAAGGTTATAGGTACCCGCAGCAGAGCCATCAGACTCCACGAACGCGCCACCCACGATACGAACGGCCCCAGCGCCCAGCGTCGGGTTACGGCGGTCTACCGTATTAATTCGTGCCATTTTGCACCTTTGTTATTGCGCAGGCAGTCTGCCAGCGTCTTGACTATAATAGGTGTATTGAAGCGACTTGTCAAGCCTTAGGAGATACGAGCGTCTCTAATGGTCGATGTATCCTCGTGTTTAACGATTTCATCGATATCCTCGCCAATCTCGGCAGCACTCATGCCCGCATGGCTGGACCTACGCTGATACTCGTGGTCCACCTCGACTTGCTTCGGGCGCTTCAGGGCGTGCTTCTCAGCCTCGGACAGCGTATAGTTGATATCCTCCAGCCACTTCTGCCAGAGAGGACGCAACTCGGGGTTGTCATCGAGGATGTCCTGAATCTTCTTCTTGGTCTGCTCGCCCTTCGCTTCCTTCGAGAAGATTTCAGGGTACTTCTCACGGTAGACACGCTTCAACCACGGGTCATCAGGGAGTCTGCTGTAGGCGAACATGATGGCATTGATACGAGCGGCCTTCGTGTCGTTCGCATTCAGCCACCGAGCAAGAGCCGGGTTGTTCTCCAACATCGCACGCTGGCTAGCCTTGTTAGCACCGAAGTACACCTGAAGCAGCGACTGCATCTTCAGGGTTTCCTTGAGCAACGCCTTGTCGGGATGCGCCTTCAGATAGAAGTCCTGCATCCACTCGGGCATGGACTTGAAGAACTTGTCGGCTTCCTTGTCCTTGCCGTCACGCAGAAGGTCTACCCATTGCTTCATGTGGCGGATGTATTGCTTGTACTTCGCGTCAGAGATACCGCCACCCTTGGCCTTGCCATTGAAGAGGGTGGACGAAGGGTTGTTCGCATAGTAACGACGGCGCATCCACGCGGGCATGGCGTTCCACAACTTCTCAGCAGCGTCCCAATTGCCCTTATCAATCTGGTCGAACACCGCATTGAGGTTGCTGACGTAGGCAGAACCCTGTCCCCGGTTCATCTTGCTACCGGGGTGGTTCGCGAAGTACTTGTCCTTCACCCACTGGGGGAGGCTATCGAAGTAGGCGAAGGCACCGGCCTTATCGCCCCGGTCGAAGTAGGCCATCCAGCGGCCCATGTAGTTCTGGTACTGATAGGACTGCACGAAGGAACGGTACTTCGCGGGGCTCTCTTGGCGGTAACGGTCCTTCACCCGTTGAGGCGCCTCAGCCCAAGAGTCCCACGCCGCGTCCCACTTACCCTTATCAGCCAGTCGGGAGAAGCGACCCCAGAACTGGGCGTACTCCCTATCACGATGCCACGACACGGCCTTGTCGGGGTGCTTCTCGAAGTAAATGTTCTTGAGGTCAGGGTTCTTGTCCATGATGCCGAACCAGCGGTCCCGCTCGTCCCCAGCCTTCTCAGACACGGCCTGCATCCGCTGACCGTACCACGCGTCCTTCACGTCGCCACCCTCGCGAAGGACCTTCTTGATGGACAGCCCCAGCAAGTCCTTGCCCATCTTCACGCCAGACTTGCTATCCTCGTCCACCCCGAACGACTCCCAGTTGAAGGAGTTGTCGAAGATGTCCCCCAACTCAGTCAGGGCTTGAGCGGCTCGCGGGTCGTCAATCTCCCACGCCTCGTCGCGCAGGTGCTTCATGTCTTCCAGATTATCGAACGCTTGGTCCCACGCCGCGTTGACATCATCGCGGTTCTGGTCGTACTGACTCTTCGCTTCCTCAAAGTACTTAAGTAGCGCAGGGTTCTTCTTAAGATACTCTTCGCGGTTCTTCTCCCATATGGCGCCTGCCTTCTCACCCTCGGGCTTCAGGTCCCAGTCAAACACAGAGTAGAAACGAGTCACCTCGTCCTCCATCTGGTTCTTCGCCACCTCCTCCATGTACTCGCCCTCGGTCATGCCCATGCCAATGTACTGCCAGAGATGCGGGTTGCGATGGTAGAAGTCGGAGTACCACGTGCGGCGCAGCAACTGAAGCCGCTCGCGCTCTGCATCGGTCTTCGCCAAGTCGTACTGTTCGTCCCAATATTCCTTAGCCCACGACAGTTCGTTCCACCCGTCACCCAGCATGGCACGGTACTCGGGGCTCTGGTCCATGTACCAACCCTTACGAATGACCTTCGGGTCCATCGGGTTAGGCATCGGGCCTTCGAGATTCAGCATCGTGAGGATAGCCGGGTCCACCGCCGTATGGGTAGGCTTCGTGAACTGCGCATCCCACATAGACTTGAGGAACTTGCCTTCCTCACTATCGTTCAGCCAGTCACGGGCCAACTCGGGGTCTGAGTCGTACAGCAAGTGATACTGCTGATTGGCATAGAAGTAACGACTAGGCTCAGCAAACTCCCCGAACGAAGCCAGCGAGCCGATAATCCGCACGACATCCGCAAGGCCCCTCTCATCATTCTGAGCAGCCTTGTTAACAGCCTCGATGAAACTGGCGGGCCACGCCAAGTCTTTCCACAGGTCGAAGGCGCTATCGCCCCACGGCGTACCCGGTGGCACGGTAACCCGCTTGACCTCACCACTCCACGTGCCATCCTCATTCAGCACCTTCTCCCAACGCTGCCGTCCAAAGGCACCGAAGAGATTCCAGCCAGCCGACTCAAGGAAAGCCACCTGCGAAGGCAGTGGACGGACGCCATTATTGAGGATGGAGCCAACGGTCTGCGCCTCCCACAAGGGGAAGCGGCCACGGGCAAAGTCAGTGAACATCCCAAGGTCAATATGGATATCAGTCCCCGGAATACGAATCTGATTAAAGAGATGCTCAGGCATAAACCGCTCACCCGGATGGTCTTCACGCCAGTTGCGTTCGTTGTACTCGATGAGCCCGCCCTTCGCTTGGTCGAGCACGTAAATCATCCACGGGTGGTCCATCACCTCGGTAATCCAGAGAATCTTGTTCTTCGCGTTGTACGAGATAAACGGGAGAATCTTGTTCAGCAGTTTCTGCGCGAAGCCCGCGTTCTCCAGAATCGGGAACATCCTGTTGATGTTGTCCTTCGTCGCCTTGAGCAATGCCAACTTAACGTTCTCGTCACTCAGCCCCATAGCCCGGAGTCCGGGGGTCAGTTCTTCCTCTAGGCCAGTGTAGATACGCCGAGCCAACTTCGTCTTGGCCCACATCTCAGGCTCCGACACAGCCTTCATGGAGACAGGACGCAGAGTGGCAAGGTCCCAAAGACCACGCAGGGCATCCGCCTTACCATACGACGTGGTGGGATTCAGCCGCGTACGGATACCCCGCTCAGCAATCTCATCGAAGTACGCCGTAGAACTAATACCCAAGTCATCAAGAGAGCGAATAGCCTCATGCGAACTCTTGCTCGCCTGACGAGAGAACGGGTTAGTAAACGCAAAGTACAGCGCCTTGGTGGGGTTGTCCACGAAGTTGCTCACCATCCACGCCGGGTTACCAGTAATGAGGCCCGTCCAGACCGCTGACCACGCGGCCAAGAAATGGTTGTTGTCCATCCACTGGTACGCCTTGCGCCACGGTTGCGAGGACCCCAGTTCCAGCATCATCCGATAGGAGTACTCATGGACGGCAGATGAGGGAACAAGTTTGTACGAATCATCGGGAACGCTCAGCGCCCGCTCGAAATCATCGGCATGCTTCTCCACGATGTCCGCGATAGCCTTCTTCATCGCGGCCACATCATCAGCCTTGAAGAACACCGCGCCAGCATCATCCACACTCGACATGCCCAACTCAGCCAGTTCATCAGAGTTCATCAGCCACGGCATATCCGTCATATGTACCGTGCCATCCGGGTCCACCCTGCCCACACGGTCGCCATACCGCTGCACGTTCCACAGGCGCTCACGAGCCTTATCCTTCACGGGCTTGATACCCTTCTGGATGTTGCCGTGAGCGATGTCCTCCAGACTCTTCGGGTCGTCTTCCACCAACGACTTCAGCAGGCGCTGCCGCTCATCATAACTACCAACACGCTCCATCGTCTCATTGTACGACTGGCGAGTCTTGAAGGCCCTGCCACTAGTGATGGCCTCGTCCGTCACCCAAGCAGGCGCCTCGCCATAGCGGTCCATAAACCACTTCTTCTCTTCGTCCAGACTCCACGCAGGCCGCGTCTCATCCACGTCAGCAGCAGCGCGCGGCGACCACTCACCCGTTCGCTCCTGATGCTGGCTGAAGCGGTACTTCTTGTCGAAGTTGGGCTTCGTACCGTGCGCACTCAGGGCTGACTTGACGCCTTCGATATCATCGATATTGGAGCCCGTCAGGTGCTCGAAGTACTTGCCCAGCACATCAGCATCAGAGGGCGTGATAACCTTCGGGACAGGCTTCACGCGCCCGCTGGTGTAGTACGAGGCAGCCAGAATCTCTTGGGCCTCATCCACGGTCATGCCGGGATTCTCGCGTAGCATCCACGCGATGTTGTCCACGGCGTCTTGGTCCGTAGCCACCCTACGCATCGCAAGATACGCCTCGTCACTCTGGCCGTCAGCGGCCTTGATAAGCACCTGCGTACGGTTGTAACGAGACTGCTGGGGCTGGATAAGCGTACGAAGGCGGTCGTACATCTCCACTGGAATCTCCTGAAGATTATTCTCCCGAGCGAACGCCGCCAACTCATCCACCTTGGCTTTCAGGATAAGGGGGTGCTCGTCGGAGAGCGTCCGCAGAATCTCATCAGGGAGTTCATCGCCCGGAGGACGGCGCAGGTTCAGCGAGGACTCACGTTTGCCCTGCACCTTCTGAATGGCACGACCCACCCGGTCGTTCAGGTCAGCGTACTTCGCAATGGGGAACCACGACATGAACTCGTCCAACTCCGCATTGCGCGCGCCCCTGACGGTCGAGTTCTTCACGGACACGCGGATAGAGCGCGCCAACTCCACCTTCGCCTGCTCCAAGGTCCGAGCGAAGAAAGCATGCACCTTCGGGGGGATGACCCCCTTGACCTTCTCGCGCACGTTCTCCGCGCCGTTCATGGCCTGCTCCTGAGTCGCGCGAGGCGGCTTGTAGGTACCGCCCTCCTTCCTAATCTTGATGTCATCAATCGCAAGACGCAACTCATCATTCTGTTGCAGCAGCCACGCGCGCTCTTGCTTGACTGTCTTGCTGTTGTTGATGCGACCCGTGTTCCGGCGCAACTGAGCCTGAAGCCACTGCGTCTCCGACTGACCCATCTCATTCAGGAAGGCAGCGTGCTGCTGGCTGGCAATGCGCTGGGCATCGGGGATAAACGACGACTCAGTTTGGCGAACCGATTTTGAATCAAACACAAGTGCGCTCAGATGCGTCCCAACATCTGCACCTTCGCCACCTTCTTTAGCCAACAGTCCAACATAACCGCGTTTTTGAAGCATCTTGGTAAAGTCAGCATCAAACCCTTCGACCAAATCACGAGAAAGAGGCTTTTTCGAGGCTTCAGCAAAGTTCTCTAACGTCGACGCCGCACGAGCCTGCACCGCCCACCCTCGACTTTCATCGGCCATCACGGTTCGCAAATAAGTCACCCACTCATCAAGAATGGGTTGCGGAAGCGGCTGCGTGCGTGAATCCAAATACCTACCAGCCGGGGCCACCATCTGACGAACTTCACCTTCATCCCCGCCTTGCGCTAACGGACGGGCACGACGCTTAGCATATCCAGCAGCAGAAGTCTCATCCGTAAGATAGATACCACGCCCAAGCGTCGTTTCCTTCGCATCACCAGCACCCTGAAGCCCCTTACGGCCACCAGTATAAAGAATGAAATCCTGCGCAACAACATCATCCACAATCTCTGGACCATGTAAACTAACGGCGGGCGCCTTCTGGCGAGGCCCAGCCTTATAGCCAACAGCCTCCATTTCCTTAGACATCTGCTCGCGTAGGGCACGTGCTGCCTTGCCAGTCTTCGAGGAATGAGACGCCTTGCCAAATGCACGAGCCGCCTTCGCGGCAGCATCCCACTGGTCGCCGGTCAGGTTGGCAATGACAAGCAAATGAGCAAGCGCCTGAGTGTTTGCAAGGTCCTCGGGATTGGTAATGACGCGGTTGACCATGGCTTCCACGTTCACCTCGCGAGCACCGAGAAGGTCGTCAGCCTTGCGCACGGCTGGACCTACATCAACCACGCGCCCCGCAAGGTTTTGAGGAGGGCCATCAATCCGCAGGGCCAAGCGACCGATACTCGCATCGAAGAGGTCCTCGGCACCCGGCCCCAAGCGCGTAACGGCCTCGCCAACCTGTGCGTGGAAGGCGTTGATTTCGTCTGCGAAGAACCCGCGTACAAACACCTTCGCGTCCTCGCCAAACGCCGCCATGTCGTCCAGATAGCGGAGCGCCTCATCCGCACCAGCATTAGGGTTGAACTGCATGCGAAGCGTGAACTGAACGGTCCGCTCATAGGCGCTCTCGGCACCGATACGCCCGAGAGCAAGGGCGTCCTCATACGCGCCCGCAATCTCCGGACCATAGACGCTGGCGGCGCCCTTGCGGCCCCTCTCAGCCCACATCCGAGTGAAGTCATCGAAGGACGGGGCATCCGTATCAGCCAACTTGATGATTTCACCCGTATCAAGGTCGGTGATGGTATCGCCCGCACGGTTCAAGCGCCCGTTAGGCGGGAAGCCCGGAGCGTTACGAATATATGCCGCATAGAGCGCCCGACCCTCAGAACCGTTCAAAGCCTTGGGGTCTTTGAACACTCTTGCCACGCCACGGTTGGTCATAGCCTTCCGCGCAGGGACCGAGTGGGTCCACTTGCCGAACCGCTCCACGACAGACTCCACGAAATTCAGCGCCTCGCTGCCGTTCTGCTCTATCGTGCGGCCACCAGCCCGACCAGCAGCAAGCGACTCGTCCCAGAAGCGAGGCCCACCACTCTTCTGCGCCCACGCGGGATTGGCTTGGTCGATGTAACCAGCAGGTAGGCTCTGTTGCGCCGACTTAACGCGTGGCGCACGGATTCCCTCGGCAGGGGCCTGCGACTTCCGAACTCGTGCAGCATCGGCCTCGGCGGCGCGCCGCTTGGCAAGCCGAGCCGCTCGCGCCTTCTGATTCCTAACAGCCAGAGCATCCACCTCAGCCTTGCGTACCCTAGCGGCTTCAGCCTTCGACACTCGCTTGGCACCCTTAAAGGCGCTCTCGTCCAGAATGACTCGGCCCTTCGCGCCCTCTTTGGTAACCGCGCCAGCCTTGATGCCAGCCCGCTCCCGCGACAAGTCCCGTGCGCGTTCAAGAAGGGCCTTACGAGACTTGGACAACCCATCCTCGACAGCCATCGCTTCCAGTTTGTTCAGGGGAATCTCGTCCGCAAGTTTGAGGGCTTCGCGCTCGAACGCCTCTTGGCCCGCACGCACAGGAGACACCTTCCGGCGAGCCTGCTCCCCGATACGGGACAAATCATCGATGATTTTCTGGTTCCGGATACCGATGCGCTGGATAGTGGCCGCGTTGTTGGCGGCAGCGAAAGCCACCTCCGCAGCAGCAGCATCGAGTTGCAGCGCAATAGCATCCGCCTGAGAGTGGATAATCCAGCCACGGTTCTTAATGACGGCCTCGAACTGCTCAGCCGCAAACGCACGAATCTGACCGGCATCATAGCCCTTCGCGGACAACCCCAGCGCATGGTCCAGTTGTTTGCCAAGGTCGTTGATGGCCGAGTCACCCTTAAGATTCTGGTTCATGTTGTGAATGGCCCTCACGAAGGCCTCGGTCGCCTCGTCGGGGGAAGCATTAGGGGCAACATCATCAAGGAACTTCCGGATATTAGCCAGTTCCACCGTAGCAGGGTCGATACGGCCAGCACCACGCATGGCGTCCACAACGTTCGCCAGAGAGGCCAACGAGCCATCAATATTTCGACCAGCCTTCACGCCAGCCTTGACGGCCCGGAGCCCGCCCTTAGAAACTGCGGCAAAGGGGAAGACGTTCGTCGGGTCAGTGAGAATCTCGATAGCGAAGTTAATGCCACCCGCTGCGCCACCTAATTGAACCGCCTGATTAGTGCCCGCGAGGCGCCCATAGAGCCCAAAATCACCTGACTTGAGGCCCTCAAGGTTGGCCTCACGCATCTCTTCTTCGCGCTCAATGGCTTCTACAGACTGGACCGAAGTAATCTCGATATTGCCAAAGCCGACATTGTACACCCAAGTGATAACTCCCTCTTGAGAGCCATCTGCCGCAGTCCTACCGACCGCAGTGGTCTGCGTATCAAACAAGAAGTCAAGAACATTGTGGGTCCAGCCCACGCCACTCGGCATCTCTTCTACTTGTTTCCAACCCTGATTCGGACCAAACTTCAGGACTTCCTCGCCAGCCTCACCGGCCTCTGGGTCCCACATCTTCTCGGTCAGGATGCTCGAAACGTGCTCGCCTTGGATGATGTCATTCGAGAAGCCGACGCCAATGTCACCGGGAGCGAGAAGGTCCGCAGCGCCCAACCAGAAGCCACCGATACCCCCGAAGAAGTCCACGATAGGTCCAACGACATGCGCACTCTGAAGGTCCCCGATAAAACCGGGGTCCTGTACCCTGAACTCCGCACGCACTTGGTCTTCGATATCCTGAAGACCCTTCTTCAACTTCAGCGCCGCGTCCTTCTCCTGCTGGACGCTCAGCGGAACGGCAAACAGGTCATCACTGTGCGCAAGGTCGAAGAAATCTACCCTGTCCCACAGCGCCTTGCTCTGGTCGGGTCCATGCTTCCACCGGGGTTCCTCGTGACCCTCTGGCATACGGTCACCGGGCCGCACGATAGTGCCGTCGTTCAGGATGAAGTACTCACCCTCAGAGTCGCGCCCATACTGGTCATAGTTGTAGATACCGAGCGCCACGCCTGCGGGCTCATAATTGCTGGGGTCAGCCTTAAACTCGTCTTGCGCAGCACTCACGCCGGGGGCGATGATGTTCTTCTCCAACACCACTTCATCGAAGTCCCCGGTCAAGTCAAGGTTCGTATTGATGTCATTCTCGACCAGCAACGGAACGATGTGCTTCATCACAGGGTCATTCATCCACTCAAGACCACGGTTCCGATAGTCAATCAACTCAGCCTGACCCTGTGCCAAAGCCTGTTCTTCGGTCAGGGCATCGCCACGCTCCGCGTACATCTCGATGAGACGTTCTTCGGTGGTCTGCATGCGCTTCCCGCCCGGAAAGGCGGGGTCCTCAATCATGTGCGCCGTTTTCTCAGCGTCACTGATGAGAACCGCAGCCCTGCCCTTGGCACGGGCGCCACGGATAATCCCGCCCAGACCGGGGCCGAACATCTGGTTGTTCTGGCTCTGCTGCGCAGAGTCGTACATCGCGTCCTGCGACTTCACATAGCGACCAATCAAGCCACCCGGCTTCTTGCGCTTCGTACCCTTGATGTTCGAGGACGCATCCTTGCCGTACAAGTAATCCAGTTGCTGCGCAACGTTAGACTCATCAAACTTCGCCTTCAATTTGATGATTTTGTTGACAACCTTGTTATAGGCCGGACTCCCCGGCTTGGACTTCTTCAGCGCCGCCATGAGGCGCTCGCCCTCGGCCACGGCCTCCTCATTCTCGTCATTCACGGACTTCTGGTGCTTGGCCAGATAGCCGGACAACTTGTTCAGGATTTTGGTATCGTACTGCTCCGGATGCGCGGCGTAGTACGCCTCCAAGTCCGCACGAGCGCGGTCGATATTCTTCGCGAAACCAAAGTCACCCGGACGCTTCTCGCCGTGAACCACGGCTGCCAAACTAGGAATCGTAGACTGCTCGATGATGTCATCTTTGGCGTTGCGAGTACGCCGCTTACGCCGACGCTTCTGCTCAGGAGTCAATGGCTCCCCGTCAGCGGCAGTATCCTTCTGCAAAGTGTTATTCGCCAGTGTGCGAGCGAGTCCGACCTTCGCGTCCGCACCCTGCGCGACATAACCGGCGTTCTGGCTCAACAGGCTATCAATGGTCTTACCGATACCGCGAATGGCAGTCACATTACCAGACTTCGCCGCCGCAACGCGTTGCTGGTTAAGCGCGGCAATCTTCTGGTTGTTAGCGTCGATAAGCGCCTGCGCATCCGCCTCAGCCTTGGCGACCTTCTTCTCAATCTTCGCCAGACGACGGGCTTGCTTGGCCTCGACCTTCGCCCGTTTTTGGGCAATAGCAGCCGCGCGGGCGCGCTTATCTATCTTACGCTGGGTATTCGCCGCTACGGCAGAATTCTTCGACTCCACCGACTCTGAGTCGGTATTCCGGCCAGCCTGCCGCCGCTGCTTGGGGCTGCGTCCCTGAGCATCCTTCTTCGTGCCCTTGGGACCGCCAAACTTGTTAGTCGTACGCTTGGGCTTCGGGGGCGCCGGGGGCTGAACGGGGTCCTCGACCCAATAGGGAATTCCGCTAGACGACCCCTCCCAATGCCCGGTGCCCGTTACACCGTAAGGCACGGCTAACTCAGTTCTTCAAGGGCCGGTGACGCTGATGCCTGTAGTGCCTCACCGGGGAGCGACGGTTCGCCACCCTCGTCAGGCCCGAAGGCTCCTGCTCCAGAAAGTTCGCCCGGTAGGACTCCCGGCGCACCCTCCAAGGCAGTAGCACTGTTAGTCGCTACTGTCTCGGGGCTCAGACGCGGGTCTTCCTTCTGTTCCAGAATCCTATCGATTTCGGCTTCGACATCCTCATGCCCCAGAAGTTCAAGAGCCGTGTACAGTGAGATGGACGGGGGGTCCGCTGTCAACTGGCTCAGAATGTTCTGGACGTAAACCGGGTCGTCTGTCCGAATGGCAGACGGCCACTTGATGCGCGACTCGTACCAACCCGCGATTTCTTTCGCATCGAACTGAAGGTCAAAGAGACGAGTCGAGCCAAGGTCTTTACCGATAGGCTGACGCCCACGGAAGACCATATTCTTGCTACCGAAGTGCTCGATGAGTTCGAGGCTCCTACGGTTCAGGTGGGAGAGGCGCTTTCCCCAAAGCGTCTCATGTGCCTCATTAGATTGTAGCGTAGGAGTCAGCGCAAGGTTGGTCACAACCCCGGACTGGTTCGTGACAGTCTGTCCGAACGCGCTACGTGGCTTGCCACTCAGGTCGAAAATCACGTCCTGAATGAGTTCAATCTGCTCATCGATGCTAGGCGTCTGCCCATCCCAGTTCAGGAACCGAATATTGCCCTCGCGAGCAACAGGCAAGACCGAGCCTTCCGCTGCTACAGCGCGGCGAATCTCTTCGGGCGCCTGACCGCTCATCTCGTCAAGGATGGTAGGGTTGGCGTACGTACGGATGATGTCAGCCTTCTGGCTCACCAACTGGCTCAGGTACTGAACCAACTCGACCAACTGGTCGATACCGTTCTTGGGTTCCCGGTTCCCATTGCTGGGGTGATAGGGGAACTCGATGAAGGGCACCTCCTTGACGGGGTAGCCAAGGTTCATCTTGTTGAGCATGATGTCGCCAGTCGTACGCGCCCAGTTACCATGCTTGTCGTAGTAGTCGTAGACCGTGACGTAGTTGGTCTGGTTCAGGCGGGGCTGGTCCTGCCCGTAGATTTGAGCCAGTTGCGCCGTGGGGTCAGGGTCGATGTCCGCAGCGAACTGGGGATACTCTTCCCTCAGGGCATCGACGTGACGCCGATGCAGGAGGATGCAATGGTAGATAGACTCACCATCGTACTCGGGATAGAAGTCGTCCGGGGTCACGTAGGTGTACGTGACACGCTTGTCGTCCTTGTTCCACCCGTAGTACACGATTCCCCGGCGTAACACGAAACTGTCCCACGCCACGCGCTGGAACAGTTCATGGGCATCGTTCATGTCCCACGTCGAGTAGAGCACGCCTTCGAGTTTCTCGGCGTGGCGCCGGGAGTCCTCTTCCGTACCAGAGGGCATGACTTGGATTCCCGGCTGTCGGCCCATCAGCAACTGAACGAACTTCTCAGTAATGGGCATGAGATAGTTCACGGGCAACGAGTAGCGGTTATCCGGGGTCGGGTTAGTAGTGTCCCCCCACAGCATGCCATCCACGCGCTTGCGGGAAAGGTCGTATTCGCCGTTGCGCTGAGAGTTCTCAGCCGTCAGGCGTTCCACCTGCTCCGTAACGAACGCCCACGTGATGTCCTTAAGGTCCGTTGCCATTACTTACCGTCCCAGTGAAGCCCGCCGATAACGGGCGGCTTGACGTACTCCATCTCCCTCGCAGCCAGCACAGCCAGCCCCAGAGCGAAAACAGAGTCCTGCACGAGGTCTTTGTCGTCCAGTTGATACATTTCTAGTTCATTCCGCATTTGCTTGTGAAGAGGCATGCGGATGATGCCCCAGTCGCCTGAAAGCGGTTCTTCCAGACTAGGGGTGGTAACCAGAGCGCCCGTATGGTCAAGAACCCGAGTTTCGCCAAATACGCGCCGTCCCTCATCGAATGCAGCCTGAATTCCGTTGATTAAGGCTAGTTTAGCATTCTTCGTGTTTGTTTTCACCCCTTGGACCGGGATTTTGCGTTTCAGCAGTTCTTCTTCGATAACATCGCCCTGTGGGCCGGTAGCATCGATGTAGGCCCAGCGACACCCGTACATCTCGCGAACCCGCCCGATAAGGTCGTAAATCTGCTCCCAAGGGACACGATTCAGCCTGTCGTATCGAACAACTTCCCAAGGTCGGCGGGTGATGTCCATAGTGACGCCAACTGTAAAGTCTGTAATGCGTCCCAAGTCCCAAGCGGTAACGTACCTGTGTTCAGGTTGAGGGAGCACTTCGATGGGTCGGTCATCTCGGATGGCATTTTCCAACTGGTCTGAAGTGAATGCCAGCCCCTCGAAGTCGATGAAGTCACCGTACAGAACTTGACGCTTGAGTTTTTCATCTGACCCAGATAGGAGTCGAGCGCGGATATCCAAGTCTTCTTTAGGGAGGTACGGGTTGTCAAAGATGCTGCCACGCTGGGAGTAATAGCCTTCCACTTCACGAAAGCCTTGCATGTAGTACCAGTAGAGGTCATTCTTACCTTTAGGGGTCCCGATGAAGTCGATGTTTCCGCCTCCAGCGAGCCGCATGAGGAGTACCGAATCCACCAGTTTCCGTAGATTCGGAATCCAACCTGCTTCATCGACCGACAGAAACTGGTAACCGTGACCATCAATGTATCTAGCATCATCGTGCAGCGAGCGCACTTGCATGATGCTTCCATTCCAGAATTCAATCGACGGAAATGGGGTTGCACGATATTTCTTGACAAGGGGTTTCATTGCCTCCGTAGCCATAAGTTGACGCGCCGCCTTGTAGACCAATCCCGCTTGGTCGAACGAGGGCGCGGTGGATACTGTCTGATAGGGATGAGCAAGCCATTCCTGCGAAGACATCTTGGGCAGGCCAACTTTGAAGACATTCTGGTGAATGTGCTTCATAGCAATGACATACGTCTTGCCCCAGCGGTTGCCGGGGACAAGAACGTTCATGTGGAAGATGCTATTGTTTAGCCACGTCTCCTGCCCCGGATGGGGGCCTGACCAGAGAAACGTCCTCGCGAAGAGTGTTGAGTCCTTCGCGATTCTCTTCCATGTCTTCGGGTCTATCTTCTCTCTCTGAATCTTCGTCTCCCTCGTCTGAACCAGCCTTCGCCATCGCCGCATACATCGCGTCCATGGTCGAGCCCTGAGTCAGTTTGTACTTGAGTTCCATGGCCTTGAAGTACTCACTGGGAGTCACCCTCCAGTTCCGGATGTTCTTCTGACCTTGCTTAAGAATCTCGTCCAGCGCCTCTACGTCGCCAAGTTCCGCAAGGGACTCGTCCATCTCGATAGAATCGGCTTCCGTGAGGTGCAAACGGCGATGACGCCCAAATGAGCCGTATGTGATGTTCATCCCGGCCTCACGAGCCCGGATTTCCATCTTTTTGTCGTTCAGGGCGGAACCGTACCACTCCAGAATCATGGCAGCCCGCGATTCACCGAGTTTCTTCGGATTCAGCGTACATTGGTTGCCACAATCGCCATTTACGACGTATCGAGTCGGTTTAAGCCTTCTTGGCACGCTTCTTCACCGGACGAACGCCTACAAAGTTGATAGGGTCGCACTTTTCGCACCTATTTCTGCCATCTGACGGAGAAATGACAAATGCGAACGATTCTTCACCACAATCCCAGCAAACGGGCTTGCCAGATAGGCCGGAACGCCCTCTACCGGCCTGTGTCTTAGTAATTGCCATGTCGTGTAGTCCTCAAGGGGATGATAACCCAGTCGATTTGACGCGTTTTCTCCATATACTCCCATCCGTCCCCCGTGATATCGCGCACGGCGTCCACATAGAAGACTTGAGTGGTCGGAAGTGTCCCGTCATGCGTCATCGGGGCTCCCCACTCGCTCACTTCGCCCTCGTAGTAGTCCGAGATGTCAACTTCGCCGTCCAAAGCGCGTCTGCTCCCCCGTCAAGACGCAATTGGCGCTCCGCTTCGTACGGTTCATCCATGCGCGCATCAATCATACCACACAAAGCCTTGAAGTTCTCCATCGCATATTGGCGCATATACTTCATCGCCTTGATACGATGCGCTGGTGGAACAAGAAGCAAGATGCAGACGGAGCCTTCGCCACACAGGGGCGAGAGCACTGTAGCCGGTGGCAAGGGCGTCTCCGCAGAGCGAACAGACGTAGACGTTGCTCCCTCCCTCAGTGGGGAGACACTCCGGATAGGCCCGTGGAACGACATCAGCAGAACTCTGGGGTGACATCGGTAACCTCCGTGGCGCTATTCTGGAAACCTTCCGCCGCCTGCCAGTGCAT